GTACCACGATGATTCACAATCCGGCGTACGAGAGCATGGGTCCTGCCGAGGGGTATCGCACCGGGGTGCATGAGTCCGCGCATTGGGCAACTGATCGTCAGGCGCGCAGAGGTCGTTCGCGAAGCCCCTACCGGCTGGCAACGATCCTCAACGACCCGACCAAGATCGCCCGTGAGGAGGGCCGGGCCGATGCCACGATGCGCCTGGCCACCGGGGTCAAGTCCCGCAGCGGCAAGACCGGGTACGAGTCGGGTCTGTTGTTCGACCGGGCCGGGCAGGCCGAGTACGACCGTGTGCGGGCCAATATGGGCGCTCCCAACCAGTGGGCGCGTCCTGGGCGCTCCAAGACTCCGCACCGTGGCGTGCGCGTGGGTGGTGCGCGTGCTTTGGGCCGGGCTGTGGCCGCAGGTACCGGACTGGCAGGGGCCGGAACGCTTGGCTACCTGGCCTGGGACTCCCGGCGCCAGAAGCGGATCATGGCCAAGTCCTACACGGTGCACCAGCGCAGCGTGAACGACCTGGAGGCGCGTTTCGAGTCCCAGCGCACGCTGCGCAACGCCGCACGCACGGGGGCCTCGTCACTGGCCAGCGGGGACTACCAGAACTTCCCCCATTCGGCCTGGCGCAAGTCCAAGGCCAAGGGCCAGGTGACCAGGCGGGCATACGCCCAGCGCAATGACCCACGCTTCTTCGACCTGGTGTCCTACGCCCAGACCTCCGACCCAAAGGCGCGGCTGAGTGTGCGTGAGCGCAGCAACGATCAACTGGCCGCCCAGCGCGCAGGCAACGCCGCACAGGGTGCTGCCCTGGCAGGTGGCGCGGGGCTGGCGCTGGGGATGCGCCATGCAGGAACCGACGCCAAGAAGATGATCGAGCACGCCACCCAGGGCAACTGGCGTGGTCTGCTGCCCGGTCCCAAGGCCCGTCGCCTGGGGGCGATGGCAGGCCTGGCCGGTGCCACAGTGGGTGCTGCACTGCGTCCCTCGCCTGTCGACGTTCGTTACCGGAGCGCAAAGTGAGCAAGACGACCGCTGCTGAGAACGACCTGGCCAGGTGGATCTTCACCAAGGTCACACCGGCCTGGGCCACTGACAACACCAGCCTGTACCTGGCCCTGCACTTCGCTGATCCTGGCGAGGACGGCGCGCAGAACACCTCCGAGGTCTCCTACACCGGCTACGCCCGGCTGCCGGTGCCACGCAACACCAGCGGCTGGACAGTGGCCGACGGGGTGATCACCAATGCCGCTGAGTTGCTGTTCGGAACCTGCACGGCCGGGTCTGCCACGGCCACTCACATGAGCATCGGCACTGCGGCCACGGGTGCGGGCAAGGTGTTGTACTACGGTCCGCTGAACTCCTCACTGCCGATCTCCAACGGGGTGACCCCACGCTTTGCCGCAGGCGCGCTGGCGGTCAATGATGAGTAGGAACCGGACCCTTGGTCAGTTAGCCTGAGTGCCATGCCGAACACACCACGCGAAGGCTTCACCTCGATGCCGGCCAACCAAGTGCTGGGGGTGGGCACCGGCGATCAGACCGGCGAGGTGATGCAGGCCGACGAACTGGCCAGTGCAGTGAGCATGGCCGCGGAGTTCGGCTCCACGGGCCTGAAGCGCTCGGCGGGCTGGGTCGATGAGGAGTTCCTGCCCCAGCTCAAGGGCCGCAAGGCCGTGCAGGTGTTCAAGGAGATGAGCGAGAACGACCCGCTGGTGGGGGCGTTGATGTTCACCATCCAGATGCTGCTGCGCAACGTGGAGTGGACGGTCAAGCCCGGTGGCAAGGGCCGTCAGGACACCAAGGCCGCCGAACTGCTGGAAACCTCGATGGACGACATGGAGCACACCTGGGATGAGTTCATCTCCGAGGTGCTCACGATGCTGGTCTACGGGTGGAGTTGGCACGAGGTGGTGTACAAGCGCCGCCAGGGGGTGTTCAACCAAGACCCGCGCGGTCGCAGCAAGTACTCCGACGGCCTGATCGCCTGGCGCAAGATGCCGATCCGCGCCCAGGAGACGCTGTTCAAGTGGGTGTTCGACGACAACGGTGACGTCAAGGCGCTGGTGCAGATCGCCCCGCCCACCTACTCCCAGCGGCTGATCCCGTACGAGCGCAGCCTGTTGTTCCGCTTCCAGCATTCCAAGGGCAACCCGGAGGGCCGCAGCCTGCTGCGCAACGCCTACCGGCCCTGGTACATGAAGAAACGCATCGAGGAGTTCGAGGCGGTCGGCGTGGAGCGCGACCTGGCGGGCCTGCCGATGGTGAAGGTTCCGGCCGAGTGGCTGCGGGCCAAGGCCGGGTCGGATCAGCGCAAGGCCGTCGAGGGCTTCAAGAAGATGGTCAAGAGCATCCGCCGTGACGAGCAGGAGGGTCTGGTGTTCCCGGTGCAGTACGACCAGGACACCAAGCAGCCGCTGTTCGACTTCCAGTTGCTGGGTTCTGGTGGTGGGCGGCAGTTCCAGACCGACAACATCATCCAGCGCTACGAGCAGCGCATCCTGATGACGGTGCTGGCCGACTTCATCATGGTCGGCCACGAGAGCGTCGGGTCGTACTCGCTGCACACCGACAAGACCGGCATCTTCCGCACCGCCTTGAACGCGATTGCCGAGTCGATCGCCCAGGTGCTCAACCGCCGTGCGGTGCCCCGGCTGATCCGGCTCAACGGCTTCACAGTGGAGAACATGCCGGAGTTCGTGCCCCAGGACGTGGACGCCCCGGACATCGCGCAGTTGAGCGCGTTCATGTCCCAGATGGCCGGAATGGGCGTGCAGTGGTTCCCGGACGCCGACTTGGAGAAGTTCGTGCGCCAGGTGGCGCGCCTGCCCGAGCGCGACGAGCAGTCCCAGGAGGTGGAGCGGGTGATCACCGCCCGCGCCCAGGCCAGGCGGTTCATGGAGTCGCAGTTGCAGTTGCAGCAGGCCACCACCGGCTTGCAGGCCGCCCAGGTCTCACAGGCCCGTGGCGATCATCTGCAACCGCAGCAGCCGAGTGTCTCCAGTGCACAGACCCAGCCTGGCCAGCCAGGCCAGCAGGCCCTTCCTGCGGGGCAGTGATGGCCGTGTCCAGCACCGAGGTCTTGCAGACCCTGGCCAGCGTCCTGATCTTCAGCCGGGACGCCGATCACCAGGCGATGACCCAAGTGCTGGACGAAAAGATCGCCTCAATCCACGAGCAGGGCATGTGTGCCGAGGCGTTTCTGCGCAGTGCGTTCCTGCATTCGGCAGTGCGCTTGGAACGGGCGCTGAGTGCTGAGAAGATCGACGAGTTGCGCACGTGGCTGTTGCACACCGCCGCGCTAGTGAAAGAGGGCCGAGATGACTGACATCATGCAGCTGCCGCGCTGGCAGCGCCCCGATGAGGTGCAGCGCAAGAAGGCCCAGAAGCATCTGGTGTATGCCGCAGGCCTGACTGGGCTGGGCCTGGCCGGGATGAAGGGCGCACCGTTCGCAGCCCGTGGCGCGGGCCGGGCGGCCCGGGCACTGAAGGTGCCGGTGCCCAGTGCCGCACGCCGGGCGTCTGCGGTCGTGCAAAGCCCCGGCTGGGACAGGGCGGGCAACGCAGTGGGTGCCACCGGGGGTCTGCTGGGGGCAGGCTCGACGCTGACCTGGGGCGCTTCGCTGAACCGGGAGATCAAGCGTGACGAGGCCAAGTTGCGCCAGCAGGGTCTGGCCAAGGCAGCCCGTGACACCTGGCGGGACTACGTGTCCGACGATGCCTTGGCCGGACACCGCTACCTCAAGCGTGGTGAGTACGACAAGCGCGCTCTGGCCGGGATCCCGGCGCTGACCGCTGCCGGTGGGTTGACCAGGGCTTTGCGGGGCAAGCCGATCAGTGGCCTGGCCATAGCCGGTGGGTCGGCAGCGCTGCTGCCCAGCGCCAACCGGCAGTGGACCGAGGCCAACCGCTGGCGGGACAAGGCCCGCAGGATCGAGGCGAGAGGTCAGGATCGTCAGCGCGCCGCCCAGCACGATTTCATGATTAGCAAGGCGTTCACGCTGCCCAGGATTCGCCGGATCCCGATATCGGTTGTCCGCACTTCCCCGGTGAGGCGCGGTACGTTTGTCAGGACGCCCGCCGGACTGACGACATACCGGCGGGGCAGCCTGTAGGAGGTCTTGATGTCAACCGTGACCCGGATCCTGGATGCGGTGGCCAAGCACGACCCGGATGCGGCGCGGGTGATGGCCGCTGACACCTGGTGGGAGGAGGCCAGCGCTGCGCGTCAGGAGATGTTCGACGAGCAGGTTCCGCTGCTGGTCGGCGCCTGGGAGGCCGCAGGACCGCTGCTGGCCCAGCGGGTGGGCCGGGAGTACGTGGTGGCCAAGGCTGCCGACGCTTCGGCCACCTTCGATCCGCGTGGGGTGCTGGCCGAGTACACCCGCATCGGAGAGGTGATCAAGGCCGAGCGCATCCGTTACGAGCGCGGCGGCAACGTCTGGTACACCAACGTCAGCCGCGACGCCAAGGGCCGGTTCTCCCGCTCCAGTTCCCAGCGCCCCTCGGAGCCGTCGAGTTGGTCGCTGGACACCGAGCCTGGCCGGGCCGACAACGCCGCTCCGCGCAATGTGCGCCCCTACCTGGAGGCCGACCCCCGCCCGGCCGGTGGTGGCAACCGTGCCCGGTTCCCGCAGGGCTTCGACGACGACCAGGCCAAGGCCCGGGTGAAGACCTACCTGGGGGCAGTCAAGGAAGTGAAGGGCTTGCAGGCCGAACTGCGCTCGGGCATCCCGGCCAAGGAACTGGGCAACTACCAGATCCGGGTGCAGTTCGCCAGTTCCAACGTCCCGGATGTGACCATTCCGGCCAACGCCCGTGAGTACGACTGGGACCTGGAGAACGGCCTGGTGCGCTCCTACCAGGTGGAGGTCTCCCCGGAACTGCAAGGGGATGCCTGGCAGGACGCCGCGGAGAAGCTGAACACCTACCAGAACCTGTCGATGCTGCGCTCGGTGGGGATCTCGGACACCAAGACCTTGGAGCATCTGGCGCGGGTGCTCAACGGCTCCACCAACATCGACACCCCGCGCACCCGTCGCTACGCCGACGCGCTGCGACTGGGATCGAGCCTGGCCGGTGGCGTGGGGGCGATGCGGATCTCTGACCAACTGGATCGCATGGCCGGGGTGGTCGACGAGGGGGAGCGGCTGCGCCCGGCGCTCACGCGCGCGGCCTACCGTTACCGAGGCACCGAGAAGCGCCCCGATCCTGACCTGGCCCTGGCCAGTCAGTTCCGCATCGGGGACTCCCGTGGCCAGGCCACGCAGTCGATGGAGGACGAGGTGGCCCGGGAGATTCTGTCGCTGCCGATGAGTTCCACTGACACCATCCCCGGCACCGACACCACCCTGGAGGAGTTGTCGCTGAAGGCGGCCAAGGAGAAGGTCGGTGGCGATCACGGGATGGTGATGCCGATGGTCGGCCAGCGGGTGCGCCACTACCAGGAGTCGATGTTCGATCGTCCGGCCACCAACGAGCAGTTGCGCCTGGCCGTGCAGCGCGATCTGGTCAGCCAGGCGTTCGCCAACCGGTTGATGCACTCGGCCTCCCGGCGCGGGCGGGCCACCCCGGAGGGCCGGGAGGGCCGTCAGGGTGTGATCGGCACCGGCGAGCGCAACATGAACCGGATCATCGCTGACATCTCCCAGAACATCGGCCGGGGCCTTCCCAGCGAGGGTCTGCTGATCGACGCCAAGGGCAACCCGGTGCGCAGAGCGTGGGTGCCGGTGGCGACCACTACCAGCCGTTCACTGCCGCCTCGCTGGGGCGGCTGCGCGGTGGGCAGTACGTGCGCACCCGTCAGCACGGCGGGATCACCGCCGATGACCTGCGTGTGCTGCTGACCGGTGGCGGGCGGGCTGCCACGGTAGTCAGCGGCTCCGGGGTGTTCGACATAGAGTTCGACCCGGCACTTCGCGACCAGCGGCGGTTCTCCGACAAGGCCTTGGGTATGGTGCAGACCTACGAGCGGATCCTGGACCAGTTGGCTGCCGAGGAGGTGTACAGCCGCGGCCTGGATCCGCAGACCACGGCCGAGGTCCGCCAGCGCGCCCGGCTGGTGGCAGGAGAGGACCAGGCGAAGTTCGGCGAGCAGGTGCGCGATCTGACCAGGCAGAAGTTGATCGAACAGTCCGAACTGACCCCCGACGAGATCGCGAACATCGAGTCGTCGGCTGCCGAGCAGTTGCCGGCCGGGGCTTCCCCGGTGGCGGTGCGTGAGGCCCAGGACGTCGCGGTGCAGCGCGCCCAGGCCGACAAGGTGCGGGCGCTGAGCCTGAACGCCGAGGGCTACGAGGTGGCGCTGCGGGCCTTGCAGCGCTACTACCCGTACTTCATCCGCGACGTGTCCTACCGGTCGCTGCGCGAGGTGATGTCCAACTCCCCGTTCAAGGAGCCGGACCCCTCGCTGGGTGGTGCGTACGGCCTGGCGGCCAGCCGGGCCAAAGATCGGGAGTACGTGCGTCCTGGCGCGGCGCGCTTCGGGCAAGGACCGGGGGCCTACACCGGGCTTCCCAACGAGTTGCGTTCGCCGCTGACCACCGACTCTGGCCGCGAGCAGGCTACTGCCGCAGCCGTGGCAGCCACGTCCGGTGGTGCAGCTTCATCGGCACCGTCAGCACCGGCTGCTCAGACCCCTGCCCAGCGGCCCGCAACTCCGAAGGCAGAGGCCAGCCTGCCCACCCCGGTGCAGGAGATGGCCGGTGCCGCACGAGCCAACGTCAACCTGCTGGCCGACGCCGCCAAGGAGTCGGTGGTATCTCAACTTGCTGCGGTAGGTGACGAGGCGGATTCTGCGACTGGCAAGTCGGCGCTGGAAAGTTGGGTGTCGGATAAGAAATTGCAGTTCAGCGATAGCACTACGGCAGAGAAGCCGTGGTTGCGCCCAGACTCCGAGGCGACCCTGTTGCGGATCGCAGAGGTGGTCAAGACCCCCAATGTGTTCCCGGAACTGGTCAACTACGTGCGGGGCCTGGACCCGCGCGGCCGCAAAGTGCTGCTGGACAACATCGACGGCGAGTCCTTCGACGCCGGTAGCGCAGAGGTGTCCGACGGGGTGAAGTCGGCGCTGTCACAGATGGTGACCCACGCCTTCGACGTCGCGGACATCTCCCGGGAGTGGGTGGGCGCTGACGCCGAAGGCTTCGACGGCCGACCCAAGGTGTTCGACTTCGTGCGCCGGGTGGCCAGCCTGGACGACGTGGACACCATTGCCGAGGACCGGGAGGTCGCTGCGGCCCTGAAGGACTCCGGGGTGTCCAGTCTGGACGTCGACCACGCCCTGGTCGGGCAGATGGTGGCCAGTAGCCGCGACCTGCTGTCCCAGGTGCAGGCCGACCCGGCGCAGTGGCAGCAGTTGGCTGCTTCGAAGAATCCCCGGCTGGTGGCAGCCCAACTGCTGGACAAGAAGCCGGAGTTGATGTCCTACCTCCAGGAGGTCACCGGCGGGTTCAGCGACTCCACGGCGATCGTGGCTGCGGTCAGCCCGCGCAACCTGGAGCGCAAGATCTCAGCACTGGAGCGGGTGTACGCCGCCCAGCACCTCCAGGCCCAGAAGCGGGTTGCCGAACAGGTCTCCCAGCGGCTGGAAGCAGGTGGTGTCGACCCAAAAGCCGCACGCCAGGCGGTGGGCCTGGACTTGCTTCAGGGCAACCTCGAAAAGTCGCAGTCGCCCCGCTTGATCGTGACCAGGTTCCTGCCCCGAAGCCACCCCGTGGCCGTGGCGGTGAACAAGGGGTTCCGCGTGCCGATGTAGGCCCGGGCAGCGCTGAGCACCGGCGCAAGGTGTTCACCCAGGCCGGTCGGGAGTTGGACTCGATGATCGGGCTGCCGCTGGTCAAGCAGAAGTTCGACGAGCTGCTGGCCACGGCCAACAACGACGCGCGCAAGCGCGAGAGCGGCATCAAGGTGCCCGAGCGCACCATGCACATGGTGTTCGAAGGTCCGCCTGGCACCGGCAAGACCACCGCCGCCCGGATCCTGGCTCGCGCCTACTACGGCGCTGGTCTGGTGGACAACCCCGAGGTGGTGCCGATCCGTGGCCGGGAGTTGGTGGCCCAGTACGCCGGGCAGACCGACACCCAGGTCAAGGAGATCTTCGACCGGGCCAAGGACAAGGTGTTGTTCGTCGACGAGTTCTACTCGATCGTCAACGGCCCGCAGGACGACCTGGGCAAGGAGGCACTCAACGCCTTCAACGACCTGGCCGAGCAGCGGCGCAACGACACGGTGATCATCCTGGCCGGGTACGAGGACGAACAGGGCGGGATGAAGTATCTGGACCGCTACAACCCGGGCATGTCCAGCCGGTTCCCGACCAGGGTGCGGTTCACCCCGTACAAGCCCAAGGAACTGGGCCAGATCGCAGTCAACGACATGCACAACCGGCTGTCGCTGAAGCCGTACACGAAGAAGGCGACGACTGCGCTGACCCAGTACGCCGGGATGGTCAAGGACAACGCCCGTGGCGTGCGCAACTTCACCGAGGCGGTCAGCCGCCAGCAGGATCTTCGCCTGCAACGTGTCGAGGACAACGGCCGGGCGATCACCGACCGTATGTTGGAGACGTACACGATCAGTGATGTGAGGGCTGCGGCCAAGGAGATCGGGCTGTTGTGATGCGTTGGTGGACGTCATGGAGCACCGCTGAGCCGGTGGTGAAGTCCGTGGGTCACGACCACGGCGCCGATGGTGTGGGCACGGCCCTGTTGGGCCTG